GTTTTATTACTGCCAAAGTCTGATTCACCATCAGTAACTTTGCTTTTTGCTTTGATTGATTCCATGATAGAGCTCTGCGGACGGTGGTATCCGCCTTCGTCTCCGCCTTCATCAGTAATGCGCATAGTATCAATGTTGTACTCTAGATCAACCTTTTGTCCAACACCTGTACTACTGCGACTTTTCATACATTGAATTTGATACTTGCCGCGTTCTTTCATTGCCCTACTTGTAAAGATACCAAACACGTTGTCTGCTGTGTTGATCTTACTGATACCACCACTGATGTGACTGTGATCAAATTCAATTTCCTCAACAGCACTGCGATTCAACTGCGATGCAGTAACAAACAGCACATTCAATTCTTTTGCCAAGTTACGTAGTTCTTCACTCACATACTTGTCTTTGACAAACAAGTCGTTGGGACTGACTTTGGCACTAACTGGCATCAGCAAGTCCAAATAATCACACATGATAAAGTCTACTTTGATATTGGTTTGTATTTGTACTTCTTTGATATACGAACGAATGTCATTGATATTACTCTGTGCCGGCAATGCCTTGACACGATACTGTCCAAACTTCTTGCCAACAACTTTGACTTTCATGGTAGCAGTGTCGATATCCTTACGAATATCTTTGGTACTCATGTTGGTCAACATTGCATCAGTTCTCAAACTTGTGAGTTCTTCACTCAATTCAAGACTGATATATACCCCGCTGAGTCCTTGTTGCAACCAGTTCAGTGCAATATTCATCATTACCAAACTTTTGCCTGATCCGGATCCACCAGCAAAGATGTTTAGTTCGCCGCGACTAAATCCACCATACAACAACCGATCCACTTGTGGCCAACCTGTGCTCACTTGTCCACCTGAGTTGAAGTATTTGTTGATACGAGCACTGGGATCAGCAAAGTAATCTGTGCCCATGTCCTTTGTCAAGCTGATCTGTACAGCATCTTTGATCAGTTTCTCAACTGGATCATAGTCGCCTTTTTCCAACAAGTCAGCACTTTTTAAAATAGCACGTTCAAGTTCTTGACGTCTAGTAAACGCTTCGAACTCAGTCATGAACCATTCATAGTGTCCTTCATTTAGATCCGGAACTGCTTGTAGCCTGATTCCGGTAGTGGCTGAAATCTGTGCACGATCTGGCATTGTTTTGTGTTTTTCAGAGTGTTCTTTGATAAACTCTGCTGCTGACCTGATACTTTTGTCAAAGTTCTCAGGGTTATAAATGTTTTGTACACGCACATAGCTGGAAGCATCTTCCAGCATCATTTCTAAAAACAATCGTTGTACATCTAATCCGTATTCTTTAAGCATCTATTTCTCTCGGTCTGTTAATTTTCTTTTCGAGTTGACGTTTCTTCAACTCAATTTTTATCTTGCTTGTTTCTCTTGATTGCATAATAGTTAGCAACGTTGGCAACTTTCCCCACAGTTTCACAGCGTCGTTGATGTCTTTCACTGTGCTTGGCCACTCAGGTATACTCACCGCCCACCCCAACTCTACCGCACGGTCTATCAGTGCAAGCCCAGCTTGATCTTGATCTGGCACCACAGTAACGTCACGACCTAAGCTGCGTATCAATCTTGCTTGCTCGTCACTTATTTGATTGTGCATAACAGCCAATCCACTGATACACAGCGCATCAAATATGCCTTCTGTCACGATCACATGTTGCCAGTCAGCCTGTTGTAGATCCATGCCAAACACGTACCCCTGTTGCATGTCGTTGATGTAACGTGGATTTCGGTCATCCAAGAATCGTATTGTACTGCCCACTACTTGATTGTTGTATGTAAACGGAATAACAACGCCGCTTCTACTGGTGGCTGCCACCATCAACGGATAGTCTTCAGGAACGCATCTGTTTCGCAAGTATGCCCATTCCGCAGGACTATCCGGTGTTACAAAATCTGAAAACTCTGGAAGTTCTGCTTCTTTGAATTCAATCGGTTTTGTATTGTTCCACTCGCGTTGCCGATCTTCCAACATACCTTCCATACTGCGATGGCGCATGCTTTCGAGATTTATTTGATTGATATCGTTTTCCGAAACGCCTATCCATTCAAGCAATCTACGTGCTTTGAATCCAATGTTGCGGCCAAGAATAAAACTTGCAGTGTATCCGCAGTTGAAACACGAATAACTCCAGCCCTGGTCAGACAATTTAATACCACCTCTGCCTCGGCGATCAGGAGTGTTGCCGTTGTGAGCGCAACAAGGTGCATTGCCGGAGATCCAGCCCGATGGGCTTAGTTTAGTTTTTCTTCCTGTTTTCCAATATGAGAGGATGTCGATCAATGCGTATTACTTTCCACAAATTTTCATTTTTTCTTTTAACTAACGGTTGTGCATTATTATAACATTTTCTATACGCCGAGAACAAGCCCCAATACGTTATTTTTATTTCATTTTTATGTAATTCGGCAAATTCTTTGAGCCCTAAATTAGTTGTCCATTCTTTGCCATCCGGTGACGTTATTTTATAAGTTCCTTTATGTGAATCGCTTTTGCGTTTTTTTGTTTCAGTAGAGTCTTTAGAATTATTATATCTTCGTTTTTGACCAATACTGCAATTTAATGCCCGTTTTTCTTTCCACTCAGTTGATACATTTTGCCAAAATAGTTTTGCAGAGTCTGAATCATGGCCATCGCCGCCTGCAGTTACATTATAACCAGTTTGTAACGTTTTATATTTGTGTATCCAGTATTTTTCTCTTTCGTTTAACTCATCCGAAGACCAGTTAATATTTTGTTCTATAATCTTAAATTTCATGTTAACCCACCCATATTTTCGAATGGCTTCAAGGACAGGCCGCTTTATGTTTAGAAAATATTTTGCGGCTGATTGATAAAGTATAGACTTTTGAGTTGGGTCAATAGTGCTTTTGCCAACGTATTGTTTGCCGGATGGTGATGTAATAATATAGATGTATTTCATACACCTATTTATCAAATAACAGTTAAAACAAATTAACGATATTTTATATATTCCACATGCCCAGTGGATATTATCACACCAACTGACAGCATATTGTATGGATTTGGGCGATATCCAGAACCACCCGATGTCAGTGTAAGTCCTGTTACTTCACCAGAACTACCAATTGTTGAGGTTGCTGTTGCGCCTGCACCATCACCAACAAAGGTAATCAACGGAGGTGCTTGGTACCCAGAACCGGCGCTGGTGACGGATACACTGGTAACAACACCGTCAGTTACTACAGCATTAGCTGTGGCAGCTATTCCAAAATTTGTTCCATTTGTGCCAGTAGTGGTCACACTGTTGTTGAAACACAAACGAAGCAGCGGATGCCACCCAACCACTGTCATATGGATAGTTTTGGTTGTGTTCAAGTATTGTGTAGATGGTGTTACATTGTACCAAATACTCTGGTATGTTTCTGCTGCTTGTGCTTTGATTGTGCCTGTGTATCCAATCAAATCCAGTTGTATGCTAGTAACAGGGCCGCGTGGCTCAATTTGGCTACTGAAGTATTCGGTTGATTGGTAAGGAGTAGTTGACCCAATGGCCTGACCAGTTTGGCGTGCCCAATCTGGATATTGTGATCCACTGCTGTCACCATAACTGGTTTGAGCTGACAAGTTCACAGTTGGTATTGTCAGTTCAGTACTGGGAACAAACGCTGGATAAATGCTGTCTACAATATCAGCCGGGGCACGGGCGCCTGCTTGGGCATCAGTAAACACTGCTTCTATCAAGTTGCCGCTGGCTCGCATAATACTATAGCCTGCTGGTTGTGCTTCGATGGCATCAAGATCGGCCGGTGTTAATGTTACTTTGGCGCGGCCATATGCAGCATTGATAATTGTCATTTCTTTTTGTGCTAGCAATGCATTGCCATTTTGGCTGACCATTCTAAATGTCAGTGTGCTGCCCGTGATATTCACAGGTTTTTCGTCTTGATTGATAAACTCAAACAACACCACGTTGTCAACACCTTTGTTGATTGTTAGTTTTTTAGCATACACAGGATCGTACCTCAGATTGAAATAAGCACCACTGGTGTCAGGAGTTAAAACTCTAATTACTTGCTGGTAAAGATAGGCAGTGGTTGAATACATATGAAGTATTTAGCGAGCTTGACAACCCGGACAGGCGCTTTAATACTGTCCAATACTGTAAGGTATAAATATCCAGATGGGCAATGATATCTTTAGTAAACTAAGCGAACAATATCCTTTTATCACGTTGTGTGTGTATGCATCAACGGAATACGTGGGCATAGTTCAAAATCAAGATACTCTTGTTACCACCATATACGACTTTGGAAGTATTCACGATCCATCAATGAAACAACAATTTTTGGAGTTGGCCAATGTATGGTGGTGGGAAAGCAATCGCAGTATTCCCATAAATATTTTTCTAAAAAAAGACTGGGCAATATTCAAGCCTTGCTTGCGCACATTTATCAACAAAGATTTAGAAATATTGCACGGGCCTGTGTGTAGCCTTGCTGATATTATTCTTAAGAAAAGCAAACGAAAATCTATTACACTTGTTCGTCGGATGGAGTAAGCAAGTTCATATGTAATGCTACCAGCATTGCATAACTTAGGCTGTGTGACTTTTTGAATGTGTACCCCTGAGATTCGTCACCATCCCATACTGTTTCAAACACCACATCCCACGGCTGTCTTTGCAAGTGTGCTTTGCCTGGACGAATGATACTGATAAATGCTGCCATTCGCGGAATACTATCTGGCCGCATCTCTTTTAACAAGTCTGTATAGTTGCCAACATGTACCAACTGTTGAGCCCACTCTGTATCAGTCCATAGTTTGGCCCAATCAGGTTCTTGTGCCAGTGATGTGGTATAGTGCTCAGGACCGGTAATCAACTGATACACGCTCATGTTCAACAAGTCAATTTTAAAGTATCCCAATTCTTCTGCGGCTTTGTAGTCAATGGCAGCACATTGGTTAACTGGATCGTGCGGAATATCTGTTACATAGATTCCAGAATTGTGTCGACGCACTTGCCCTTGATGTGATTGACGTGCTGGTGTGTGCTGAATCAATTCAAGCAACTGATTGCGATCAGCAAAGTCAATGTCGATATCTGCGCTCATTACCAACCTGCCTGTTTCAAAATATCCTTGGCATATTCTTGATCAGCAGGATAGTCCTGGAATCGTTTTTGCCAATGATCAACATCTATATAAGGATACACCAATGCAATCTGTTCCTTGTTTAACTCGCTTAAAAAATGTTGACCAGACTCACTGTTGAATATTATCCACGGACTGATACGTCCTGCTGTGACAGCATAAACCATTGCGTTGGTACCACCATAGCGTAAACAATCATGTTGTGGATTGCCTGTCTTTTCACTCCAATCAATACCAAACTCTATTGCTCTTGTCAATGCATCATCTACATTTTCTACACGCAAATAAAATGCCAGGTACTCTGTATAGACTGTATCGCTGCACCAGTTGTCAATTTTTTTGTTTTGTTTCAGTACCCATTCCATAAACCTTGCAGGATTTATAGCACGTATGCTCACACAGTAACGTCCAAACTTGACAAAAGCCTTGTAATAAGGACTTTCACAAAAATCATCATAGGTTTTTAATTTGGCACTGCCCTGCGTCATTTCATAAAATTTGATGTATGCTTGAAACCCCAGTTCTACCCCACGTTCCGAACGTTCATGTCTGCGTCTACGTGGCTCGCAACTGTGCACAGTGAGACTTGTTTCTCTAACAAAATCTTTTTTACAAAACTGGCAAGTGTACTTCATTTTTTCTTTTCTTGGCCCATTAACTTGTGGTGTTCGTCAATTTCTTTTTTGGTTGTCATTGACGCCAACACAGCAATGTCATCATCCTTCATATGCGGATACAGTTCTGACAACTGCTTGCGTATACTGCTGGCACCAGGTTCTTTTTTCTTTGGAGCAATCCAAGTATGCCTAGGAGTGCCCATGTCCGGACTCACAGTGGTAGCACACAGCCATTGCAATTCTGGATGCTTGCTGAGTGTAAAGAAATGCTTGTTGAGCCTTTCATTTGTGGCAATAAGATAAAACTGTTGTAGTTCCGGTGATCCTTCTACAGAACTGGCCCATCGCACCATTAGAAATGTTGAGAATTTCTTGCGTTCTTCTTCGGTCAGCTCTTGATAGAAGCCGCGGTTCTTGCGATCAAGCTGTCGCATCTCGTTGATAATGTTCAACTTGTCGCTCATTACCAAGCACGTGAATAGTCGACAATTTCACAGTTACGACTTATATCTTTTACAAAGTATACACAATCCGGCTTTGGGCCGTCGGAGATAGGAACACACAGCATTTGTCCGTTCTTTAACTTGGGAGCATACCAAGCAACTTCGTGATACACATCTACAATTTCAATGTCCGGGAAGCTGGGACGGAAACTGCTCAATGGGTTAAACTGAAATACTTTGAATCCGCGATCGTTGATACTGGTCAACGGCAACACTTCGAGATCACCTATTTCTGGTTCGCCGATAAGAATTTGCCAGTCCATTGGCATACGTAGTTTGTGTTCGCCAATTTTTAATACCAATGCAGGCGCATTAAAACTTTCAAGAAAGATCAAAGGAATATAATGATAGTCAGGATCTTTGGGATCGCTATTGTCGAAGATAGCAAATCTCATATCATCTACTTCTTCTGGAAGATGGTCAAGGTCAAATGGTTCGTTTTTATCTAATGTTAATATACGCATGTTGTTATTATAGCAGGTCAACCAACGGTGTGTCAATTGTTTTTAATTTTGTTGTTACTTCAGCAGCAAATTTTTGTTGCCAGCTAGGGTCAGGCACATGGAACAGTGGCGAGCTTGTTTGCAGCTCAAGAGGATATTTTGCTAAATTAAAATCAATTTTATGTTTGTCAAATTGAGAAAATTGATCAACAATGCGTGACATACGGGACTGTTCGATATTGTCGTGATCCTTGAGCATACATTCAAATATGCTCAATGAGTATACAAATGGAATATTCAAACTCTTTAGAGTATGCAATGCACCAACAATTTGCCAACATGTGCCGGCAATATTCCATGCTGGGTCAGTTAATGACTGGTAAAGTGTTATTAGCAATTTCTGATCCTTGTCCAGTACATGAGATAATGCACTTGTTATCCACTCCCTATTGATGTAGGGGCTGGTGTTTTTGAACTCAATTCTATCAGTGCCAGTGAAGCCAATGACCACGGCCGCAGGGCCGAGTGTTAAACCGCTGATCAGTTCATGTAGTATCATGCCAGTTGAATTTCCAGGAAATGCACGATTATCTATTTCATAATCCGGCAGCATTTCAGACCAATGCTGATCCGGAAACTTGGGATCTTTATGAAAATAACTGTCGCCTACTATCAATAGCCTGGGCTTGGTTACTTCCATTCCAATTTCTCCTGGGTGAAGTTATATTTAGCCTCCCTGTAAAATACTTTTCTCTTGGTCAAGTGTCGTTTGGCAAACTTACAAGTGCTAGTCACATCCCAGATTTGTACGTGGTCTTTGTCTTCTGCTTTCCTAATACCACGTCCAATAGATTGGATAACGCGCACAAAGCTCTTGCCGGGTTCCAGAAGAACCAGATTAAAAATCCTAGGAATATTAATACCCACAGCGGCCACACCATAAGTCGCCACAATAATCTTCCCAGTACTTGTTGCAATTTCATCATATTCATCTTGTCTTGCTCCTGCTTTGGTTGCGCCTGATACAAATACCGCTCGGTCGCCCAGGCGTTCGACCAAGGCGTGACCCGCTGCTACACGGTCTACCAATACCAATGTGTTGCCAGTGTCATTGACATGCTTTACCAAGTTGGCAATAGCAGTCAATCGGTCTGGTTCTTCTAACAAAAACTTCAACTCGCTTTGATAATTTGAAAACTCAGCATGATCAACCAACTGTACAATATTCACATGACATTGTGCCAACACTCCGCGATCTTGCAATTCGCTTGCACTTAGTTGATTGATAACAGGGCCCAAACTGCATTTCAATGCTTGAAACTCAAATGGCTCTTTGGGCACAGTTCCGGTCAACCCCCAACGAATTGGCACTCTTGCCATGATGCCGGTTAACAGTGTTTTGAGTGCATCAGCTTTGGCCATGTGACAATTGGCCACTACTGCTCCATCAACCACATAGTTGTGGTTATTTTCTATATGTAAATTATATACTTTAGCGGGTTTGCTGATTTCAGTTCTTTTTACTAGTCGCATATATACCTTTGATTTTTGTTGCTGTGTTTATATCAAATCTATTATAATCAATTTGTTCTGTACGATCAAGAAACCATTCTTTTGTTACTAAGATAACTCTGTATCCATTTTGCAGTGCCCACTTTTCTAATGCAACCATTTTGGCATTGAACTTATTACCAGTACATAGTTCAATTGGTTTTACTTCAACAACATATTTTTGAATATGATCAACAAAATCCACAATATAAATGTATTCTGAATTTTGGTAATTATACCTGATTCTTAGTTTTTCATACTCGGCAGTAGGACTGAAATATTGATACAATGCCTCCCAACTAGATCTAAATTTTTTATTATCAAGGATTGATTCCCAATGAGAATTTCGGTTGTTTGAGTTAGGTGTAAATGTTCCTGCTAGTATTCGGTCTTTTATTAACTGTGAACGATATTCTTTGCCGGCTGCTGACATCCTGATTCCGTACATGCCATTGCCAGACCCACTGTTTTTTAAACTAATTTTATCTTTGACCTCTTGTGTGCAAGGGGGCATGGTTCCTATTTTTTGACCCTTTGTACCGGCGTTCCACGAAACACCTGTATTTAAATTTGCTCTTGTTAATCCTGGATATTGCTGTTGAACTGCAAGTCCGCCGAGTCGGCTAAGCTGTGATTTAATTTCTTGCTCAGTTACAGTCCCTGCTAATAAGTTATCTATATTGTTAACCCACAAACTTGTTTTAGAATTTAGTATTCTTTTTTTAAATCGAATAAACTGGTTATCCAATAGTATTGTGTTGTTTGATAAGGTCAATGTTTGTTGTCCAAACTCTACTACTCGTGCCGTCTGCCCGGCAAGCTTCAGTGCTATGTTTAATTTGATTATCCATTCATCATATGTAATTTTCATAAATACCTCTGCATTAGTTATGTGTATTTATGTTTTATTCAAAATATTATGATGTTCGGTTAGTTCATCGGCCCGGCACCATCCTTGAGTTGTGAGAAATTTATGATTACCAGTGACTTGTATTTTTACACCGGTATCAAACTCTAATTCATACATTTTTTCACTGGCAGAATTTGTTAAATTTTTATGGTGTTTCACAACAGTATCTGTTTTAAATTCTTGCGTTTCTTCGGAAAAATTAACTATTGTGTCACCTACTTTAATATCTTTTATAAGAACATACCCGTCGGGGGTCAATACTCGAGCATTGCCATCAAAACACTCGTCAACCATTACACAAACAACATCTTCAATGAAGTCTTGTATGGTACACTCTGCTACACCACTCTTGGTATTCTTCATCAGCACATTTAAACTTTGCCATGTGCATATTGTATGTGTACGTCCAAATTCTTTACGGTCTCCAAAGTAAACACCCACATCTAGCCCCAAGTTGACATAGTCTGCTTCTGTTTGGCCAACCAAACTCTTGTTGGGCACAATAACAATACTGCGACCATACGGTTCAATGCTCAAACTCAGTGCTGCTGTCATCAGTGTCTTGCCAGCACCTGTTGCCACTTCTTGTATGCATTGTGGGTTGCAAAGAAACGCATTGATAATCTCCACTTGGTAGTCACGCAACACCACAGGTTGTCCTGCCATGGGATGTGTTTTGGGCCATACCTTGTGAGCGAATGAGTCTTCTTTGATATGGTCAAATTCAAATGTGGTCGAGTATGTACGCTGATCATCTAGCTCAATATCGTAATTGAACTTTTCCAGTATAGGCACAATCTCTGGCAACAGATTTACATAGGTACTGCCACCCAATTGAAAGTAACTAACCTTGCCGTCCCATCGTCCCAAACGAACCGCGGGCAAGTATCGAGCACCGGGCACATCATATTTAAAAGCATTAGTTAATGCACGGCGTGCATCCAGTTCAAGCCCTTCAATTTTGATATTGACTTCGTCTCGTATTACAATTGTGGCTTTTTTCATTTAAAATATACTTTATTGATATATTGTTGTTGTTGTATTTCTTTGAGTAATTGTTCTTGCGGCATTGTTTCAACTAATTCGGCTACCGGTAAATGATATGGCATTAATTTTTCATGATTAAATGTATTGTAACCTCTACTTTGAAAAAAGTCGTTATGTTCGTTAAAGTATTTTTCCATTTCTACTAACTGCTTAGATGTTTGTTGGTCTGATATATTAAATCTTACAACAAAATCTGCGCTATAAAAATTAAATGGTTTAAATGCATCGTCGGCAATATAGTTATCATTATCGTGTGCTAGGTCTGCTAATGTCTTTCCAATTTCAACATAGTTTAAATACACAGTTCCGAATGTTGATTTTAATGTTCCATATTTTTCTATTATGCCAACAGGTAGTCTTTTAGTTTTTGGTAATCCAAACCAAGTGCAAACAAATCTAGGGTCTGCTCCTTTATGCACTGATTCGCATCTATGAACTGCTAAATTTAATTCTGCAAGGGCCTTTTTAACAGCATCCGGAGCATTAATCCAATAATCAGTATCTTGTTTGTCTAACAGACCGTGATATTTTTCAAATATATTGTGTAGATAATTTAAGCATTCTTGGTCATATAGTGTTGTAAATGGTTTTGTAATAATGTGTTGATGTAAATTGATTGTGTCTATACAATCAACTATCATTTTTGTAGCACGAGACGCTTCGGTATCTAGCGAATCAAACCCGTAAAATCTATCTGGATGGTCGAGCGGATATTGATCTCGCTGATTCATTCTTTCCAGCCATAACTCAGTTAGTGGGGAGCCTAAAAGGCGAAATTGCAAAGTTAGATTTTTATCAAGCTCGATGTACATGTCCATTCTACATTATATATTATTTAAACAGCAAAGTCAAAAAAAGCAGGTATTATTTTACTAATACCTGCTCAAAAGAGTAGATTGTCTACCCTGGAGTTAAATTGTTCAAGCAACTTTCATACAAGTTGTTTCTGCTAATCTCATCCAATTGGTGGCACTCAGTTTGCGCAAGTCTGCAATCTTCAATGCCATACGCAAGCTCACCTCACGCAAACGATTTTGATTTGTGTCCATAAACTCAATAATCTCGTCTTGTGCCACTGCATCAAAATCATAATCTGAAAACAACACGCCGTCTTTGGCAATTTGCTGAATACGCAAAATCTTGTCACGCATTGTGTCCAGTGTCAAATCCAAGTAGTGACAACGACTTTGCAATGCATCCAAGTGATCTTTGAGTTTTTGTGACTTCATCTTGTCAAACTTCAAGTTGGTGATAAAAATCACACTACCTTTGAACTCAAAACGCTCTGGAATGCCTTCGCGACGCAGAGCACTGCTTTCACTCAACCACGAAATAACACGTTTCTTGCCGGAGTCCAATGCACCTTTGAGCAAGTTAAGAGCAACGTCATCTAACAAAATGCTGTCGCAGTCATCAAACACCACAACACAGTTGGCGTCGGAGAATTTGTAAAGTGTTTGATACAGTCCGATTGGAGTAGCACTGCCTTTGACAACTTCTGCACGAAGTCGCTTGCCTGCCAATTTGTCAAACAAACAAGACTTTTCAATTTCTTGTTCTACTCCAAAGCTCTTGCCTACGCCGGGAGGGCCACTCACAATCATAGCACGAATGTCGCCGCTTACTGTTGCCTTTGTCATTTGAGTCAAAATGTCAAAACGCTCGCGGATGCGGTTGATTGCTTCTTCGTCAGTTTCTTTTACCACAGGAACAGCGGGTGCTGATTGTTGCTCCATATTTTCTCCGTTGATGTATTCAAAATCTTCAATTGCATTTACCCGAATGCGAACAGTTTTAAACTCTGGGCCAAAGTAACCATCTGAATCTACAGTTACGTAGTTGCCTTTTGCTCCAGTAGTGTAGCCTTTTACAAGGGCAAAGTTGATGTTGTTAACAGGACGATTGCGGTAAACACCGTTTTTGATACAAATTGCGTTCAATTTTAACTCCTAGTTATTGCTGTCTATGTGTATATTATAGCAAAAGAGCAATTATTGGTCAACTGGGTTGTTGGCCACTGTTTCAGTGCTGAGTACTTGTTGTGTAAAAACAACACCTCCTAAATTGAGTTGGTAAGTGTCTGCTACAGACTTGATGTAAAATTGCATAACTTTGCCCGTTTTTGTGATCAACGTGTATTGCATTTTAGGTCCTTTTTTGTTGCTCTATGTACATATTATAGCAAAAGGCGTATTATACGTCAACCACAAAAAACCCTGTTAACATCAGAATTTTTTACTGCCAATGATTTGCAATCACCGGATCAGTTGTCTCATGGGGGTTGGGGCTGCCGTGAAACACTAAAATACTAGTGTCTTTGTTGATTTTTGTTCCAAATCCTGGTGTCGAGTATTTTCTACGTCGAAAGTCGAATCCTCCGTCTAAACATTCCCACCTCCAACTTTTTATCCATTCTGTGCGAAAAAAACGACGATGTGCGGGTGGTATAACATCTGATATAAAATCTTGATCTCCGCGATACTTGGCAGCAAAAAAATTAATATCCTGTTTCACCACAGTTTCCCATATGTGTTTGTATTGTGTTGTGTCCCACCACATGACACTGGAGTTTGCACCAGTCCAATTTGATTTCCATAGATACTTGAAATCTCTAATGGTCCAAAAATGTCGCAATGGCAACTGCCAAAGCCAGTCTATGTTGTTGACAATAACAACATCTAGATCAAAATACAACAATGGACCTGTATGATGTTGCGTGTTGAACAATTGTAGTTTGTACCACCAACTCTTTTTAGGTCCTACAAATCCCCAGTCTTGCAATGCATGCTTGATCATATGGCCTGGCACTGGTCTGTGGGCTTCTGTGTACACATGTAATCGAAATGGGCGTGTCAAATGCCTGCACAACATGTTGTACAATCGATCCACATAAATCCAATCGTACCCGTTGCCGTGTATTACACAAGCACAATCTAACGGCTCTGTGTTGGCAATTGTTAGTGTCATTCTATATTTATGTGTGTATATAACGGTAAATATCTTTATGAAAATTGTAATAGTAACCGGTGGGTTTGATCCTGTGCATTCCGGGCACATAGCATATCTTAAAGCAGCACGTGAGTTGGGCGATCGCCTTGTTGTTGGCGTCAATTCAGACCAATGGCTTGAACGAAAAAAAGGCAAGTCGTTTATGCCTGTCACAGAGCGTGTGAGCATTATAGAAAATCTCAAACCAGTAGACGGTGTTGTGCTGTTCAACGACAACGACGGATCTGCTGTAGAAGCTATTAAAAATGTAAGACAGTTATATCCTGATGCCGACCTGGTGTTTGCCAATGGTGGTGATCGTACCAATGTAAATATTCCAGAAATGAGTGTCAAAGATGATCGGTTGACATTTGAGTTTGGTGTGGGCGGTACCAACAAAGCCAACAGCAGCAGTTGGATACTGGAAGAATGGAAAAAACCCAAAACTAGTCGAGCATGGGGATACTATCGTGTGTTGCACGAAGTTGGTGCCAGTGTCAAACTGAAAGAGCTCACTGTTGCTCCAAAGACTTGTTTAAGTATGCAACGGCATGAACACCGTGCAGAGTTTTGGTTTGTTGCCGAAGGTGAAGGTGCAGTATACACACTAGACAAATCAACCGACCACGACTTGAAATGTCACATGACAGCGCATCAGCATACTTTTATCAAAACAAACGAATGGCATATGTTGTGCAACGAAACTGATCGGCCACTTAGACTGATCGAAATTCAATACGGCAATAACTGCGTAGAAGAAGATATCGAACGCAAATGACCCGTGTTGTGGCATTCAATGGCTTGATCAATAGATTTTTTCAAGTTGATTTTAAAATACCCAACTGGAAAATCTTAAATTTTGACGATCCAGAAAAATTCAATGCTGATTGTTATTTTCAAATCAACGTAAAGAAGCGCAAGACCGCAGGTATGGTCGAGTACGATTTTATAAATGACTCAGGAAAGCCTGTGCTTGTTTGCGAATCAAATTTGTTTAGAAAAAACAGTTTTTCAGTGCGTCACCTGGACAAATGCTATTATAGATTAGGGTGGGGGCATTTCTTAAGAAGTGGCAACTTCAACAATGCCAACAGTCCTGCAGATAGATGGAATCATATACAGAAATTACAAAACATAGAAATTAAGCCATGGCAGCAGCGCAGCGGGCATGTTTTATTATGTTTACAAAAGCCCGGAGATTCAACTCTTAACAGCTTGTACAAAAAGTACAACTCATACGAAGACTGGATTGCACACACTATAGAACAAATCAAGTTGTACTCAGACGCACCCATAATGATTCGTCCGCATTTAAAAACAAAGAAAATAAACTTCAATCGGTTTATAGGAAAAAATATAACATTAAGCCAAACATGGAACCAGCGTACAGTGTACGAAGGCGGCGAAGGATTGCAAAAAGACTTTGATGCTGCCTGCGCTGTTGTAGGATACAACAGCAACTCATTGGTAGAAAGTACCTGTGAGGGCATTCCTACTTTTCCGCTCAGTGACGAAAGCGTTGTGTGGGACATAAGCAATAGAATTGAAGATCTGTCCAATCCAATATTAGATATAGACCGTACACAATGGTTGCACAACGCTGCTTATATGATCTGGAATATGAACGAGTTAAATGACGGCACTGCATGGAATCATTTGAAAGGAGTATACTTCGATGACTGAACCAACTTGGGCAAAGCGCAATATACTGTTAGATCAATTTGAGCTTGCTGATTGCAGTGTGGTTGACTTTGGATGCGGTGATCGAAGTGTATTGAACTATCAAACATTCCGCGAATACATAGGATTGGATCGTGGTGCTACTGCTGACATTCAAATTGACTTTGATACTGAGACCATTGCATTAGACAAACACTACGATGCAGGACTTGTTCTTGGAGTATTAGAATACATCAAAGATCCAGCAGCATTTGTGCAGGCAATAAGCCCGTTTGCTGATAGATTTATTATTATGGTATTGGCAAGAGCTGTGCCAAAGCCAGCATGGCGACAATCGTTTACACAAGAATCAATCGCTGCATTATTGTCCACTCAGTGGAGCAACTGCAAGTACACAAAAGCCGGTGGCTATATCATTGCTGATTGCACAAACATTAAATAAACAAAATGACCACAAACACCAAACTACCTATTCCTATTTTCATTGGATACGACCCGAGAGAAGCAATTGCTTATCACACCTGTGTCAACAGCATTATCCGTCATGCTAGTCGACCGGTTGCCATTGTGCCAGTGGCGTTGAACTTGTTCAACGACTACAAAGAAACACACAACGATGGGTCTAACCACTTTATCTACACACGATTCTTAGTACCACACCTTATGGGATTTAGTGGTTGGGCAATTTTCTTAGACGGTGACATGATTGTCAGAGACGATATCACTAAACTCTGGGATATGTGTGATCCATTCAAAGATGTTATGGTAGTCAAGCACAATTACAAAACTAGAATGCCTGTAAAGTATCTTGGCAGTAAAAATGAAGACTATCCTCGCAAAAATTGGAGCAGTGTTATCTTGTGGAACTGTGGTAGCTTTCCAAATAAACAGTTGACGCCAGAATTTATCGAAAAAAGTACCGGTGCAGAGTTGCATCGCTTTACCTGGTTGGATGACAACCGTATCGGCGAACTACCATTGGAATGGAACTGGTTACCGGACGAACTAGGAGAAAATGCAGGCGCCAAGCTGCTGCACTACACGTTGGGTACGCCTTGCTTTACCGACTTTGCCAACACCACAATGGCAGAGGTGTGGCACAACGAGCGCGAGCTTACAGAATACTGTCAACAAAAGACCACTGATGACTAAGACAAAGTTTACTGTTGTACACCGTGCCGACCCAAACAATGTGGGCGATTTGTCCAGTAACCCATTGCAATACTTCCTTAAACCAGAAGAATATCAAGTGGTTGACATTACGCGAATAAAAGAAACAGAGTACAACAGTGGATTACCAATGATTGTTGGCGGTGGTGGACTCATTGGTAATGAATTTTTTGGAGATACCATTCAATCATTGCTGCCATCGGCAGATTTAGACCAGTTAACAAGCATACAAAAACATAAATGGAATCTAAGAGATCTGGCCAACGAAAAAGCCCATGAAGAATTTCAATTTGCACATCGTAATTTTATTAAACGGTACATGAATAAAATTAAACCAGTGTCTGCGCCGAGACATATTTGGGGTGCAGGACACAACGGCCCAGTAGACAAACGCGGTGAAGCCGACATATTATACCCAGACTGGCTGATGAACTTTGACGAAGTGGGTATCCGAGACTGGGATCAGAATCAACCATGGGTACCTTGTGCCAGTTGTATGCATCCAGCACTGGACAAAAAATATGCAATTAAAAATGATGTTATATTCTATGAACACAAGAAACAATTGATCAAAAACTTTGGCAATGATAGTATGCCTCGGTTTGTGAATTCTGGAAACAACATTGATCAAACTATAGAATTATTAGGCAGTGCCAACATAATATTAACCAACAGTTATCACGGCGCTTACTGGGGTGTGCTGTTAGGAAAAATAGTTATTGTAGTGGAACCTTGGAGCAGTAAATTTTTGAGTATGAAATATGCTCCTTGGATTTTAAAGCGAGATCAAGACTGGAAAGACGTAGTTGATCAAGTCAAGACACGTGAAGGTGCACTGGAATCTTCTCGTCTTGCTACTACAAACTTTTGGGAAAAGATCAAATGAAATTTGTAGCATACTTGTCGTCTGTTCCGCCCAGCAAAAAAAGTCAACACAAGTCGGATTTGTTAAGAAGATTTGTAGGCGGGGTTCAAGCAGCAGGTGACCATGGAGTGCTGGCCACACGTCCTCAGTTGGTCAATGCCAACGTGGCATTTATACAAGGATGGCCACATGCTACAGGCAAACAAGCTGCACACAATTTATTTAGAAAAGAAGTATTTGATTTTCAAAAGAGAAACAACAATAAACTGCTGGTAGTAGACAGCAACTTGTTCAACTACCGCGGGAAGAACGAATACTCTAGATACAGTTTTGATGGAGTATTTCCAAGTACAGGAAATTACTTTTGGGACAATCCAGATTCTGCTCACTGGCAATCTATAAGTCGCAATACCGGCATTGCTTTAAAAGATTGGCGACGCAACGGTAATCATATACTGGTCTGCTTGCAACGCAACGGCGGATGGAGTATGGGAACTTACGATATAGTTGCATGGGCCAACAAAACTATTGCTAAAATACAGCAAGCAACAAGCCGTCCTATTATATTGCGGCCCCACCCCGGTGATAAATCAGCAAGACAACATATTGGTGACGTCAGTCACATGCGTAATGTAAAAATTTCAGAACCAGGATCTACGTTATTAGACGATCTCAAAGATTGCTGGGCTGTAGTAAATCACAATTCTAGTCCCACTGTGGGATCTGTGATTGAAGGGTATCCAATATTTGTCACTGACCCAGAAAAAAGTCAAGCAGCTCAGGTTGCCAATACAGATTTTAGACTAATAGAAAATCCTGCTATGCCAGATCGTCAAGCATGGCTAGAACGGATTGCCATGTGTCACTGGAGCCAAAAAGAAATCATGTCTGGAGAAGCGTGGCATCACATCAGGACTTATGTATGAAAATTGCAAGCATACGCGGCAGTGTCAAAGGAGTAAAATCTATAGTCACAGGAATGCTTGTGTCAGGTGATGACTATGCGCTGGTTGATTCTATTAACAATCCTGTTGCACAACAAGCTGATGTGTTTTTGCAAACCAACCAAATTAAAACAAAATTTACAACAGAAGGAATATTAGGATCATACGAACAAATATTGCAAAGTTCAAAACCATTCTTAGTACACGAAAGTGCAAATTTTAGACAGTACGCACATAGTCACGGATACACACGACTTGGTTGGTATAGTTATTTGTGGACACAAGGCATATGTGGCAACGAAAATTCGCCGTCTGACCGCTGGAATAAATTTCAAGCGGCAACTGGTATACAACTTAAAGATTGGCGCAGTCCCGGAGATAACATTGTTATTATGGGACAAAAATCAGGTGACAGCAGTCTAGTTGACCTTCAGTTCAACAAAGTAAAATTTTCAGTATGGGTACAGCAGGTAATTGACACTATACGACTGTATACCGATCGCCCTATTGTGATACGCCAGCATCCAAGTGGAAGAAAAGGTCGCGGGCATTTGGCACTGTTAGCCAATGCAAACACAAATGTTTCGATCAGCGACTGGGCAGCCAACGATCAAGATTCTTCATCAGGCGGCAGCAGTTTGCAAGCTGATTTAGACAACGCATACTGTGTAGTGACATACAACAGTCTTAGTGCTGTAGAAGCAGTGGTTCAAGGAATTCCTGTGTTTGCATTACACAATGGATCCATGGCATGGCCTGTGGCACATCATTTGTTATCGCAAATTGAAAACTTAAACTACAACATTGACAGAACACAGTGGTGTAACGATATAGCATACACTCAGTGGAACAGCAAAGAACTAGCAAGTGGAGAGGCATGGGCTCATCTAAAGCCCATTATATACAGATGAAAATAGAATTTGGATGCGGAGAAACACCTACTAAAGAAGGCTTTATGACTTGTGACATAAGAGACGTGCCAGGAGTCGACTTTGCATGTCCTGCTTGGGATATAGATAAACATGTTGAATCCAACACAGTAACTGATATATTTTCTAGACACTTTTTTGAACACCTTACATTTAAGCAAGGTGAGTATCTGTTGGAGGTTTGGCACAATATTCTCAAACCCAGTGGCAGAGTAGAAATGTTGATTCCCAACATGCGAGTTCATGTTCAGCAGTGGTTAGACAAAGATGCCAGGGCACAACGCAACATATACGGACATCAACGGGGCAATTTTTTGGATGTATGGGATGTACACAAAAGCGGATACGATGTCGACACGTTGAGAGAATTAGTTACAAGCAAAGGTTATACTGGATATTGTTCTCTTGCATCAGGAAAAAGCAAACATGTACATGTGGAGTTTTTCAAACCGTAATGTTTTGCCAATAAGAATTGTTCTTAATTTCTGTGTGTAACTCAGCAAGTGTGAGTGCTTTTTTGGCAACTTCGTCTACTTGTTGTATTGTCGCAGCAGATAGCCGATCAACATGCAATTCGTCTGGACGATAGAAAAACATGTTTACACCATTTGAATTTAGTGTAAAGAATTCGTACCCGTGTGTCTTTAAGTAAGTTTTGTACTTTTTAAAACTTACACCGTGAAACACATGCTTATTATACTTGGCGCCTGCTACATACGGATATGAAAATTCGTAGTCGTATCCAAGATTCCTGTTTATTTCTGCGCAAATGACTTTTGGTCGAAAACTGTTTTCTAGTAGGCCTTGCATTATTTCAAAGTCAAAACTGTCTATATCAAGACTGAAGAAGTCTACATCCAATGGAAATCTAGTCAGGTACTCGGCGCAGTTGGCAGGATCAATACATTCATTGTAAAATGTAACATTGGCCGGGATGCTGTTTTGGACATTGAGATCAAATGCAAAACACTGATATCCTTTGTGCTGTACAAGATTTTGAGTACAGTTTACTGCTAGTCCGTCACGTGCTTTTTTGCTGTCTTGCCCCCAGCCCATTTCTACACAAACACCAGTGGGATTTTTAATATTGCTTATCAAGTGCTCAATGATACCATCTTCTCCGTGCTGAGAATAAACACGTTGTTCGTACGGCAATTTATAATTACTAGCCATTGATCAGCACTGCCAGTTTCTTTTTGCTAGGCCACGTGATTAAATTTACAGCGCCTATTTCATCGCAAGCACGTTTGACATCAGGTATGTCATAATCGTCAAAAAATATCACTTTGGAATCTTTTATTTTTTCATAATCATACAACACAGTTTCGTAACTGTGTCCGCCATCAACAAACACCATATCAAACTCACGTGATTCCAGTGTGTCTTGTGTGAAACCTTTGTATAGATTGTATGCTAGATCTATATTCTTAGCCAACGACCGTGCCTTTAGTTTTTCAAATCTTTTTGCACACGCATCGTAGTTGCCAGACCCTTTGCCGTTGATTTCTTGCTTGTGTGTTTCGTCTGTGGCCAGTTCAAATAGATCGTAACCTGCAAAATAAAAGTTGCTTGTGTATTGTAAACAATAATCGGTTGTCACTGTGGCAGCACGACCAGTATGGCATCCTATTTCACAATATGATTGTGGTTTAAATAAATCAATGGCAGTACGGAAATACTGTTGTCTCCAACCCAGATCCATTACTGCATCAACTGGCCATTCAATGTTCATGTGATAGTCTCCGTATATCTTCTGTCACCATCAACGTTACCATATCTTTAAATGATGTTTTTGGTTTCCATTTCAGCATTCTTTCTGCTTTGCTGTATGACCCATGCAAACTATGAACTTCAGCAGGACGTTTAAAACGTGGATCTGTTTCTACATAGCGCTCCCAGTCTGTTATACCAGCGGCTTCAAAAGAGTAAGTTAATAATTCTCTGATACTGTGTTGCACACTTGTACAAATTACATAGTCATCTGGTTCTGGTTGCTGCATCATTGTATGCATTGCTTCTACAAAGTCTCCGGCAAAACCCCAATCACGCTTGGCATCTAAATTGCCCAGTGTGATCTTGTTAGACAGTCCCAGCTTGATACGAGCAACACCGTCTGTTACTTTTCTTGTTACAAAATCTTTGCCGCGGATCGGGCTTTCGTGATTGAACAATATACCGTTACAAGTGTACAAGCTATAACTTTCTCTAAAGTTCACTGTGGTCCAATAGGCGTGTAGTTTAGATATTGCGTAAGGCGATCTGGGTTTAAACGGAGTATACTCATCTTGAATCCCGTTGGTGTTGCTATTACCATACAGCTCGCTTGTGCTGGCCTGGTAAAATTTAGTAGTAGAACTGTTGTTTAAAATAGCATTTAAAATGTTCAATACTCCCATTGCATTGACTTCGGAAGTGGTTTTATTAAGATCCCAGCTGGCTCCTACAAAACTTTGTGCAGCTAGATTATAAAATTCATTAGGCTTGATGCTTTTGACCAAATGATTCATGCTGGCATCATCAGTGATGTCGCCTGTGACCAGCTCAATATCATTTTGGATTCCAAGATAGTCAATGTTGCTCAAATTTGGATTGGAGTAACGCTGTACCAACCCGTAAACTCGATAATCATTTTCTAATAGATATTTGGCAAGATAAGGACCGTCTTGCCCTGTCATGCCGGTTACAAATGCTGTTTTTTTCATTAGGTGTTCTCACTCTTTGTGTACTTACGCTTGCCTTTTGCATGGGAAAAATATTGGGTTAGTACAGTTTTTCCAATTGGGCTTAAATGTTTCTTTTGAGGAGCAAGGTTTGTTACTCTGACATTGTTGGTTTCGGCCAACTTTACACAATCTGCTATTACCCAAGTATCGTGTGGTTTACAAAATCTGTACGGATCACTTATTTCTCTGGATTCATAAATGTGCTCGTATCTTTCCATAAAAGTTTTGGCAAATGGATGTTGGTTGTTGAAGAAATAGATACAAGTTTCTGCGTTATCCACTGGCTCGCCTGTAGATCTTGTTGCTGGTGCATACATGTACGAAATAATACTGTTGCGTGGTAATATGTTTTCTAAGAATGTGTGCGGCACAGGAGCATGCGTTTCCGAATCTGCATCAAGATATATTAGTACGTCTTGCGTCAACATTTTGCATGCATTGATCCAGGCATAGGCTTTGTAAGTAAACTTGCGTGTAAAGTGTGTACCCCGCCAATCTAAGAAACTTTGCAGTTGCGGATTGCAAGTTTTATAGACATCCATACAGACCAAGTTGTCAGCTTGGTCGGGCATATCAAATCCCTCTGTCATCACGTACAAGGTAACAGACTTTGGCCAATACTTAATAAACGACTGTACCATTTTGTGACCTATCAAATCATAATAGGCTTTGTTCATTGTTGTTACTGCTGCAAATGTTCTCATTGTTGTTTCCAATATGCTTCTGTTCTAGGCACTATTAAGTCTTGATCTTTACTGCGTCCTTGACTTTTTCTACTGCCTTTGAGATGATCCAAGTAAGCACCCCATTCTGAATTTATAAGTGGATGGCCTTCGCCTTGTATCAAATGCCCACTCCAGTCGTGTTCCGCTAGCGGCATTGACTTGCGCACAACATCAAATACAAAACTATCATGCCATTCTTGCATTGTGAATATACCGTTTTCTGCATCGTCGTACACATGTTGAAATTTATTAAGAAAAGCCAACACATTTGTAGAACGTAAATTCATTGCATACAATCCACACTCGGTATACTTGCCACGGCGGCCTAGAAAACAAAGTTCTTTGTCCAACGGACATAGCTCATTCAACTTGGCAATTGTAACAGGACTATGACATACAGTATCTGCGTCCATCCACACCAACCAATCAGTGTGTGCTATTTTTGCCGCAAAAATAGCATAGACTTTGTGAGCAAAACGTATAGCATTCCATTTAAAACTTTTGCCGGCATCCTTGCGTCGGCTTCGTACCGGATCCGATGATATTATGCCATTGGCCTTGGGAACATTGGCCCATTTTTCTTTGAACGCTACCAATGCAGCACTTTTGTTGTGCAAGTCCAACACTTTTAAATTGGGTGCAGATTCTACCACTGTGCAATCTTCTGCGTAAACCAACAAGTCAACTTCGGCAGGCCAGTTTTGTAAGAATGTGCTGATCATTCTTTTGCCATACTGGTTGTATCCGTGCGCATTGAATGTTGTGACAACAGAGAATTTCTGACTCATAGTTTTCCTTATAACTAAGTGTATATTTAACTAGGTATATTATGAGAGTAAGTATTTTTGACCAGTACGGTGCACTTAATAGTTCACCTGTTTTTGAGGCCATAAGAACAGGTTTGGACCAGATTGGTGTTGACCACAACACTATGGACAGTTCAGCAGACATTGCTGTTATCTGGAGCCAACTGTGGCACGGCCGTATGCGACACAATCGCGAAGTGTGGCAATCATTCAGATCAAGCGGAAGATCCGTTATAGTAGCGGAAGTAGGAATGTTGCGCCGCGGAAGTACTTGGAAACTGGGACTAAACGGTACCGGAAGTACAGCGTATTACGGAAAAGATTTGATCCCAGGACGGGCAAACCAGTTGCGGCTAGCAGCCAAGCCATGGACCGAGAATGGATACAATATTGTTATTGCGGTCCAGCGATCCGACAGCGAGCAATGGGCAGGACAACCTCCCACTGTTGCTTGGCTGACAGAAACTGTTCGTAAGATTAGAGAATACACAGACAAACCTATTGTTATACGTCCGCACCCAAGACAGCGTATAGGCAACGTTCCCGGATGTGTTATAGAAATGCCCAACCCTGTACAAGGAACGTACGACAACTTTGATTATGATCGTAGTTTAACAACTGCATGGGCAGTGGTCAACCACAACAGCGGACCGGGATCACAAGCAATATTAGCAGGTGTCCCGGCGTTTGTCAATGCGTCTAGTTTGGCAGCGCCTGTTGGCAATTTGGATTTGTCTACAATAAACAATCCGTTAAGACCAGATCGTGCTCAATGGTTAGAGCAACTGGCACACACCGAATGGTACACAGATGAAATTGCCACCGGTCTACCACTTGAGCGTTTAATGGTGTCCCATCATCGATAGACTTTTATCAATCCATTGCAATACTAGATCTTGCTGCCGTACCATATTGTGATGTTGTATACTTGCCACTGCTGTTTCTGGCAATAAGTCTTTTTCGGCCAACTCGTGCCATGTAGTTGTTTTTGGATCCATTGGTGCATGTGTGCTTTTGTACGCAATTACATGGATGAATTCATCATCGGGTTGTTTTAAAAAGAATCCCGAATTACAGTCCCAACCATTTACTGCCAACATGTGCATCAAACTGACCACAGTATGATGATAAAAACATCCACTGGGTTGTACAAACGACAACTGACGTATATTCATGAATGTGGTCTGCGGAACTGCCATTACCAACATACCGCCATCTTCGGCGATGCCATTCCACTTGGCCAATGTGGCAAGTGGATCAACACAGTACTGAAAAGCATCATGACACCATAGCACATCAAACTTTGATTTTAATGTTAGCTCGTCGACTTTTTCAATATCAAACTTTTGATGTGTAACGTTGGGATACTTTTTGAACTTTGACGGTGCGTCAACAATGTCAATTCCTGTACAGCGAATATTCAGCGGAATCGGAACATCATCGCGCGTTGTTCTGCTTGCCCACCATTCTAAGTCTGCCCCGGCACCGCATCCAAGATCAACTAATGAGCCAATACTTTCCATAAAATCATCGTATTCAAACAATGTGTTGAGAGTTTGTAAGCTGTGTTCGTGCCGCTCTTCGTCGTTTCTAAAACTCATAGTTGTATATCTTCCATTCCGGCGGCTCGTAATCTAACAACATGCCCCAGCATGAAGTTTTTACTTTCCATTGCTTTCATAATTCCTAGAAATCGGTTTCTAAGGAAAGCCACTTCGTTGATGATGGTTTCAAAGTCAATTACTTCATCTTCGCCATCAACGTACTTTTCAGCATCTCTACTGGTCAGTGCACGGGCATACCCTTCCAGGTACTTTTGAAAGTGGCGACGACGAATCTTACGTAGTTGTATATTTAAATGATTTAGTACTGCTTCAATTTCTTGTAATTGGTTGAATCTGTGTTCGGTCATGCCCGGCAGTGCTGAAATATTTCTCTCAACCATGCCTGAAATTGAGCAATCACGTCGTGCAGATCCAAGCTCTTGCTCATAATGAGCAATAAAATCTGGGATTGCTCCCAGATCATTTGTAACACGACTAAGCCACATATTTAATCTTCGTACTCTGATTCGTTGTCGTCGTCATCTTCGTCATCGTATTCTTCTTCTGGTTCGTCATCAAGATCTTTGATGTAGGCTGCCAACGATGCTTTAACTTCCTTGTCGCCTTTGTACACGTCTCGGATATCATCTGGAGCAACGTCATTGTCGACCAACACAGATACCAACACATCCGCAGCTTCTTGACGATCAACAGTGTTGATATATCGTTTAAGTTCATTCCAAATTTCGCTAGATAGTTCTACTGACATATTATACCTCTGTTGTTTCTTCTACTGCGGTGTCATCAAGTTCTGGAATTTTGACTGCCTGGCTTGCAAAGTATGCCATCAGCTTGTCCAGACACCCATCAGTGTTTGCTTCCCATTTTTTACGGAACTGCTTGATAATTTCGCCATCGCTGGTCACAAATACCAAACTGTTTCCTTCCTTCTTGAGAATTTCTTTTCTTTCTGCCAAGTCAACCAGACCACTGTGAGGACTCATGCCAGACGCGTAAGGAATTTTAACTTGCATGCCTTCAAAAGGTTTAGCATAGCGTGTTTTCATCACTTTACACCCTGCACGGATACCCATAACATCTGAAATCTTGTTGCCATCTTCGTCTTCCTTCAACTTCATCTTCTTCATTGCAACCACAATACTGCTTGCATAGATGAAACCCTGGCCGCCGGAGATCTTGTCATCAGGATCGAACATGTCTTGACTAGCATATGTATGATTGGTTGCAACCAAACCCACATTATAACTGCCAAACATATTGACAGAGTTACGAACAAGTGATGTCAATGCTTTGGGTTTACGGCCCATGTCGCCTTTCATGTCGCCGGCCTCAAACTGGTTAACATCAGTTGGTGTAAGCAACATGCCCAACGAGTCAATGACCCATAACACTTTCATGCGTTCTTCTTCCGGAAGTGCTTTGTAGTCTATCATGAACGTAGAAATTGCTTTGGCAACATCGTCGATCATGCTCATATTGAGTTTAAGCAACTTTTCGGGGCTTGTATCAACACCCAATGCACGTAGCCATGCTTCGTCAAGTGCGTTTTCTGTATCAACAAGAATAACAAAGATGCCTTGCTCTTGTGCGTTCTTTACAATGTTGCCTGAACAAATATAACTTTTGCCTGCACCCGATTCGCCAGCAAATACTGTAACTTTGCCAAGCGGAATACCTTTGTTGAAGTCTCCTGAGATCAGATAGTTAAGTGCATAGTTGCCTGTGCTGATCCAGTCTGTGGGATCGTTGAATCCAATGCTCAAGCCTTGTATGCTTTTTGTGATGTCCTTGCGGAACTTTGAGATGTCAAATGGTTTTGCCATGTTTAACCTTGTAAAAATTTAATTATTGTAGCACTATCATGCTCTAGAATACAACCACTATCTTGCCATTTCAAGTTTCTTGGATCGCAAGTTAATGTTTGACAAACTTTTGCAATGAGTAATGCTCTTTCCCATAAATCTAACATTATAGGACAAACAATACCTGACACTATCAAATCATGATATTGTTTTACTTTATCTAACCACGCCATGTGTATGGCATTTGCTTTTAACATTTTACTATAAAACTGGTTACTTAATTCAGAATCCCATTGCCAGTTCAATGTTTCTGAAAGATTAACCAATGATTCTATTTTATAATCAAAGTAGTCACTCAACTGATATACCGGCGCATCAAATACAAATTTATTAGTTTCTGATATCTGATCAAAATAAGAAATTGTTAAAAACTCAAGCAATTGGTCATCTGTATTAATGTCAGTAACAGGCGGATGATATAGATGTTTTATTTCAGAAGAAACATAGTCCGGTAGTGAATCAAGTTTATCAAATGAATCACATTCGGGCCACGTTTCGTCCTTGATGTCTGAGTAAAATTTCTGCCATAACTGCTTTTGATCAACGTCGCTTATATTTTTAAAAAATTTATCCCAGTTGCTAAGAGTCGGTACATTATTACACCACTTGTAATACGAAAATCTGTATTGCAAAATATGAAACCATCCATTGGATTTAAGTTGCAAGATACATATTTTATTGTCATCTGGATATTCCACTAGATGTTTTGCTACAAGTTCGGTATTATTAAGGTTATTAATTTTGTGACTATTGCCAGAATCTGAGAAAAAATTATCTAAATCTAAATTAGCTTTGTTGCAAGAAAAGAGTACATGGGCCAAAATAGTATTGCCCATGCCTCCATTTCTATAATCAATACACTTGGTTATCAATTAATTATTACTATTTTTGACGGCTACGAATCATGGCTAATATGTCCTGTGCATTTTGCGAAGGCGCTGCTGTTGCAACTGGTGCTGCTACCATTGGTGCTGAAGCAGCTTCTGCTGCATCTTCTTCCCAGGCTGGTGTTGCTGCTGGAACAGATATAGCTTTTGCAACTGGGGCAGGTGCTGCAGTAGTTGCGTCTGCGCTACCAGTTGGTGCACCAACACCTGCAGGACGGAAGTATTGACCCCAGCGCTCTGTGTCGTATGGTTGACCATCCACACTTGCTTCAAACATCTCTTTGATCACACGCAGTTCAACTTCGCCTGGACGCTTGGGCAAAAATGTGCTCAAGTCCCACAAACTATGTGCATCAACTGCAGCTTGCTCAACTTCTGTCAATGCAGACTCTTTACGTGCCCACTTTGATGTGTTGTAGTCAGCATAGCCACCTTTGGCTGTTTTTGTAATGCGGAAGTCCAGTCCACGCAGGAGGTCAGTTGGCATTTCTTCCAACTCAGGATCCATCAATGCACTCTTTATAAGAGTAAACAATTGTGGGCCAATGATAAACCTACGAATTGGATTTTCTGGAGTCTTCTCGTCGGTCATTGGGTTTTCGCGAACAAAACCTTGGAAAATATAACTGCGCTTTTTCCAGTACTTGCGACCCATGTCTTCAAGACTTTTGTCTTTGAACCATCCGCGCACCTCTGTTAGAACCGGACAAGTGTCTTGCCACATTTCCATACACGGTACCTGCACGATTGTTTGTTTGGAATCCATTTGTCCCTTGATACCTGCAAATGGTAAACGAATCATTGCTCGTTCTTGCCAAAAGAATGTGTTCTTTGTGTTTGCGTCCGGGAGGAATCGTAGTGTTGTAGATGAACCTTCTTCCATGTTCCAGTGTGGATAAATTGCATTATCTCCACCAGTGGATGATCCACCTTTGTTGTTACCTTCTGCTGCCGCGAGCTTTGCTCTGATTTCTGCTAATGATGCCATTTTAAGTTGCCTTTCTGAGTGTTATAAAATGTTTTCTACGTTGCCTGTGATGCTAAAGAAAAAGCGTGTCACACAAGTAGTGTACACGCTTTTGTTGCTAGCGTCAATGATATTTATGACGCATTTGTTCAGATGACTAATTTACATTGTCTTTATCAATCCGGACAACTGTTTGAGTCTTGATAGTACATCTTCTTCAACAGAGTCAAACGTTTGAAGTTTTCCAGTGTGTCCGTATTGTCCACTTAGAGCAGAGTATTCGCTTTCTGCTACCAACGGTACATGAACTTCGACTGTGTCGGCGCCGCGATTGTTCTTGCCACCTAGTTTGACGTGTTCTTTGCCATACTTCTCAACAGCCTGCTCATAACCCATGCTAGTTTGTTTCCAAACCAACTCGTCATCGCTTTGTACTCTACCGTTGATAGTGGATGTTTCGTCTATGCCATCTGCTTTGTTCCGTAAATCTTTTAACAATGTTTCGTCATCAGGGGCAATTTTGTTTCCAATTTCTTTGGCAAAGTTCTTGATCTTGTCCATTGCACTTGAGTCTTTGCCAACAATGTCAGCGCCACTGGGCATGTAGCTGTGATCGCCTTCGTCGACATCGTCGTCGTACATGGCAGCACCGTCATCAAACTCAAACTCGTCAAATTCGTTTGCTTCGTCATCTGATGTGTTGTAGCTGCCATCTTTGTTGAAACTACCGTCTTGGAGTATGTCATTGTTCATGCCGCCGTCAACTGAGTGACGTGTCATCCCGGACAATTCCATCATGCGTTCAACTGAATCATCTGGTTCTTCAAATTCGGAATCATCAAATGTCAGACCGCTATCGTTATAAACATCATCTTCGCCATTTACCGAGTTCCAAAATTCAAATGCTTCTGCGTCTGCCATTCCTATCTCGGCAGCACTGGCAATAAATTCATCACGTTCCATATTTTCGGCGCGATCCCACAACATTCTTTTTACTTCGCCTTCTTGTACTTCTTCTGGCTCGGCGTCGATTGCTGAAGTTTCTAAAGCAGTGACGATTTCGGCAATACTGGGGTCTTGCTGTGCAAATTCTTTAAGGCGTGCAATAACAATTTCGCGAGCATCAGCATCGGCATCAGCATCAGCCAACTCTTGTAATTGGTCAAACAATTCATCGTCGCCAAACAAACTGTACAATTGTTCTGTTGCGTTGACTGCATCTGCACCAACTGGCAATTCTTTTGACAACAGTGCAATTAATTCTTGCTGTTGTTCTGGTGTGTTTGGAACAGTCCATGTTCCTTCTACTAGGCGGTCTGCCCAGGCTTCAAATATACTTGCTTCTTTCATAGCGTTTCCTTGTTGTTGTATGCGGGCCAAAATAGGTAAGGCCTGTTCAATTCGTGAATCAATTGTTTCTTGTACGAATAATGTTTTGAGATCTTCAATGATCACATCTTGTCCTGCTATATCAGCAGGATTCCAAGATTCAAAATACGTGTTGTATCCGCGACCCGATGCTATTCCTTTGAGTGTTCGGCTCATTGTTTCATAATATGCATTGGTTTCATTTACCAAGTTGGCAGTTTCGCCTTCGAATACTTGTCCTTTACTGGCTCTGCGAAAACGGCTTAGAACATTAATTTCTTCAACAATGTTGCCAATATGTGTGCCGCGCATGTCGTAAGGTTTACCACCTTGACGAACATGCTCTACCATTGCACGACCACCTGATAAATTACGAAATGGCAACTTGTAACGTTCGCCATCTGCTGTTTCTACAAACAAACTTTCAACTTGGCGGAATCTTGCTTCGTTAACTCCCATTGAGCGCTTGTGCTTGATCATCAACCGAACCGAATCTGGGTCGCCGTTGTAACTGATATTTTTTGTGCCATTCCAACTTTCAAACAGACCTTCTTTAAGGGCTGCTTGTCCTCGCATACTGTATTTGAGTTTGTTGATGTTTTGGCTACCAAATGTCATAAAATTGCGTGTAGCAAAGTTCTTCAACTGATGTTGAAACTCGTACCATTCTGACTTGTCCTTGCTGTCCATGCCGCGGCCAACATTGTCGCCGCTGAACACTTCTAAGTCGTTGTCGTCGCCTAGCATAACAACCACTGTGCCATAGTTGGTGCCGGCGGAGCTGATGAAATCAAAACTGAAAATTTCAGCAACTTCTGCTGTTGGTGCTGCTTTGCCCGAACTGTCCAGCATTTCTGGGTCGTAGCCACGGGTGACCAAAAGGTCTGAGAGTTGTTGTCCTGAAGTATTTTGTGCCATAGTGTTATATTTATTAAAGTTTTAGCATTAGCGAAATGATGCAAAGAACGGCATCGGTTCCACCATACTATCACTGAAATCACGCATTTGCGAGTCCATTTCAGTGTGGAAATTCTGTAGAATCATCATCATCCGAATGACAAGTAATGTGCTCATGACCAAGTCGTCTGTTTCCCCTGGTTTGGCAGCATAACTTGTTCCATGTGCCACAAAGGTTTTTAACTCTGACACCAATGGAGAACTGTTGATTACCATTTTTTTAGATTCCACTAGGATTTTTAACTTGCTACAAGCAGACAGTTTGCTTTTGTTTGTGGTGTTGAAACCTTTTCGTATTCTACGGGAACCGCCAGCTACAGAATTATCGCTTAGAAAATATCCTTCGATGTTTTCTTCACCAAATTCAGCAATGGAAATAAGTGCAGCTTCACCAATGGTGTTGTTTTCAACACTGTAGTAAATACTCTTAGAATCTTTTACTGTTTCATTTATGTGTTTACAAATGTCAGCCAATATGCGTATTTGTGTAGGAATTGTTGTTTTATTGTGGCGCCATTCTGCTACTTGAGTAGTTGAGTTTGCTTCAAACACTTGTATGGCTGCCGGGTCGCCGCCAGTGCCCAAACTGGGATCCAGTGCTACAACATAGATTTTTCCCGCTTCGGGTTTCTTGTACCAACGTACTTGGCCGGTTCTGAACAACGGTTCTTGTTGTCCTTGCAATTCAACAAGTATGGCCGGAGCAATAAGTGTTTCATCATTGATAATAAATTCACAGTTTGCGACCAATATATTATTTGCATAATATCTGCGTAAAGGGCCTGCATTTACTATGTCGTATGTCTGCAACTCGTTAGATAACGATACTGACACTATGGTATCAATGCCGCTAGTGACAATGATAGCATCGCCTGGTTTTAGTTGTCTTGCTTCTTTGGTTATAAACTTTGGTGAGAATACTTTATGATCTAATGTACATTTGATCTGAGATGTGGTTGTTTTTACTACTACTGTTTGCAGTGGTTTATATCGGGCCACTATGCCTGAGAATTTTTCCCATCCGCTGTCAGATAAAATTTGCAAATTTAAATTATTTTTTCGAAATTCGTCCACGCATAAATCCTTCTTCAACATTGTCGTCTTTAAATTGTCAATTAACAATTCTTGTTAAGCTGTGTAACTCGGCCATTGATATTTTTCGAATAGAACCATTTGGTAATTTTATTGTCACAAGCGCATCGCCTGTAACACATCCAATCTCTCGGCGGAATCGATCAGTGCCCAATTGGGCTTCCATACTCTTGCCCCAGGCTGCATCACGGTCTGGGTGTTCTTCCCAAAAACTACGGAATGCCTTGAATCCATTTATACCCAGTGGAGTGGGGTTGCCGTATTCATCTTCGCACTTTAACGCACTTTTCCATAACAATGCAAACTGATCTTCGTCTGAGTTTGGTGTACTTGTGATAATGGCCTTACCGCCAGTTGCCAACGTAGGGCTGATAGCAGTCCAGAACTCTTTGGCAATGGTAGGACGAACAAATGCAAATTCGTCAGCGTACAGCAACGATATACTCATACCTCGACCGGTTGTTTCTGTTGTGGTGGCCGATACAATGCGTGATCCGTTTTCAAAGTCTATACTGCCTTTGTTATAACTGGTAACACCTGCACGAATATGGTCTGGACATAGTTCGTATGCAAAGCGAATGCGTTGCATAATTTCCTGGGCACCTGTGTATTTGTGTGCAGCAATAAGAATAGTACTATCAGGCACAAACATTGCATACCATAACAAGTAACCTGCAGCTGATGTTGACTTGCCTGTTTGCCGAGGCATCATTGATATGCTGAAACGATAATTGTGATAAACATCAACCAATCGTTCTTGATACTCAAAAGCATGATACAACATTTTTCCTTGTGTAGGATGCTGTATGTTGAAAAAGTTATCTAGAAAGTAAGCAGGACCCGTGACTGGATCAGCACAGTCCATAAATTCTGTTATTTCATGTTCTGTGAATGCTTGCCGCTTGTGCGGTGCTTTGATCAGTACGCCTTCTAAACTTTTAGTCATTATAATATATTCATAGTTGTCAACTGTTTAAAAAAGTTTTCACTGACTAGGTTGTGAGTTTGCGACCCTGGGTGTTGTAAATCTCTTGCCTTGTCACCGCGCTGGGTGTTTATAAATTTGTCTACATCAATTACAATGATAGGGATATTGAGTTGTTGACATATATACCGTATAGCAAATTCGTTTCTCTGTTGGTCAAAAATACTGTTGGCGTCTGCGTACCACCAATCTTTAAATTGCGCATGGATAGCAGGACGGAATGCATGCCCGGGCATCAGCATAATACTTGTGTTGTGTTGATCTATTATTTCAAATCGTTCTTTAAAAGTTTGTTGTAGAATTACAAACTTTGGTTTGACTATAGGCAACCAATAATGAGCTATTCTAAACATGAGACCATTTGATGCGCCAAGAACAGCAAGATTGTCAACTGGAATTGATAATTTTTTTGCCAGGAGTACTGGCCATAAGTCATCAACAGGCAGTCCTATTCCTGAAGTAAAACTGCAACCAAGCACAGCAAATCCTGGCTTGTTAGCGGTATCAATTTTCCTAGATCTAAATCCGTAAGAATTAAAACTGTATTCTATATTGCGACCAATCCATCCGGCTTTGTCTAATAACTCGTATTGCTGAGTATTTTTTAAATTTTTCTGAAATTCTTCTTCACTGTCAGTGCTACACCAATTCAATGTTGTGTTGGCATATTGCAGTTGCAAGTGGCTTGGTGCATTTTCAAACATGTGCAAACTCTGGCCATAGTTTAGAAAATTCACCAAGTTTGTCAGGGTGAAATGTTGTTTCAATATCTTGAATATGCTGTTTAAATTGTTCTGGGATATTATCACTTGCGTGTGTAACTGCACGATATTTGTCAAGTGCTTGGTCAAAGAATTGTTTTTCTGCAGGTGTTGCGATATTCAATGCATAAAACTTTTCTATTTCTGCAGCAGCAAGAGCAGCAACGTCCGGACCATGCAGAAATGGGTCTAAGTATTCAGGTTGAAATAAATTTTGCCACAACACCGATGTACCGGTTGTTTCTGCAAACTCCCGCAATTCACAAATTCTTGTAGCATTGTATATGTTGTACACAGCATGTATTCCGCCCCATTGTCCTTGTGTCAACATCAAATTTTTAATAATTGCAAGATTGTGTTTGATCTTGTCCCATGCGGCACCGTAACGCACATATTCAAGTCGATCACCTACGTTGTCAAAGCTCATACTCCAACCAACTTTGTTTCGTGTTGCTAATTTTTGAAATATTTTATTGTTTTCGAGATCAACTGACAGGTTGGTAATCAATGTCACAATTGAATCTTTTGGTATCACGTCTAAAAGTCTATTGTTTTCCGGCAACATCAGCGGTTCGCCGCCTACCAGTGCTACTTCATGTATATGGTCATGATGTTGCGCAATAAAGTCGCATACTTGATCGTAGTAAGGTCTAGCACCTGACTTGACTGGTATACCTTTGATAGCAGCCCACTTGGAACTGCAAAAATCTCCGCAATAGTTGCAACTGAGATTGCAAGTGGTGTTCCACCGTACATCCACAATGACCGGGTAATGATACTGATCGCCTGCTGCGGCATAGTCAAAATTGGGGTTTACATTGTTATGCCATGCACGTTCCGAATTGGCACCAAACCGTTCAGCTTTGACACAGTTGCTACAGTACTCGTGTGGCCGGCCTTGGGATAAATCTTGACGGATTTCTGCCATCAACTTGCTGTTGAGTATTTGTTCAATACTTTGCGAGTTCAAGTTGCCCAGCATATTGGGATTGCCAGCACAGCACGTTTTAACATCGCCACGTGGGTTGATATGTAAGCCACGCCAAGGAGCAGCACAAAAGAAATTATCCATACACTAATTTATGCCAAAAACAGCAGTGGTGTCAATAAAGGTTTATAGCGTTGTGAACAACATTGCGTGTCCAGGTAGACACTTCTACAAAGTGGTTGCTAAGATTTTGAAACAGTTCTTTGTTCAAGTCTGCAGCAGCTCTGCTATAACATGCTATGCCAATAGTGTGATAATAAATTAAATTTACACCTTTGCGAACTGCGTATTCCGGAAATACTCCAGATATAAACAAACACTCGTCTGCTAATTCTTTTGCACGTTGACTGCTGTTTATTTGTAGGTAGTTTTCTGTAAAGCTGGGATCAGGATGCCACTGAGTTTTACGCATGTGGGCTGCCAGCATCATTATTGTGTATTGGGACAACAGTAACGGTATCTCGTACCCGGTTCTTTTTTCTGCCTCAGTGGCCAAGTTTCTAAATATCTCTACATAGTGGTCGTCTATCATAAAGATATTTATGGTTTGTTTATTTTACAACGCCTTCTTTAAGAAGTCTGGCTCTGTTGGCCATATGCGCCTGTTGCACGTCTGCTTTTGCTTGACCGTGATATAAAACTGCGTGGCCTTTGTTGACCAATACAGCACAACTGATTTCCAACTGTCGGTAGTTGCATCATATACATCAAAGTCCCCCAAGATACGACCAAACTTGCCTTTCATATCTTCGCCACTTTTGTCTATTTGTGTTTTGAGTGTGCAAGTTTTTCCCAGCAGTGATTTGAGTCTTGCTTTTGCAGCCAGCCCAAATTTCTTTTCGACATTGTCTCTTGTTCTTGATTCAGGAGTATCAATGCCGTTGATTCTTACTCGTTCGTTGCTTAGTATTATGTCAAACCCTAGATTGATATCTACATCAACTGCGTCGCCGTCGACAATTTTTATTATGCGTGCTCTATATTCGTACACATCAGCCCCTTAGTCGTCGAATACGTCGTCGTTGCCTAGTTCTTGCACAGCAGCAGTTGGAATTCCAGACAGTTGTTTAATTCTGTTTACAATGTCATCGAGCACTTGTGCTGTAGCTGCTTGTTGTTGGTCTTCGTCGTCCTGAGCAGTTGGTGAACCGTCGTCGTACACATTTTCTACACTGACTGCTTTTTTCAACAGTTCTTGTTTCATTTGCAATGGTGGCAGGAATTGGTCAGCAGGTGCTTTGTCGTTGCCGGATGCAGTGGTACCGTTTGGACTAACAGCATTTAATTGTGCTGGATTTTGTATCGACGGATCCGGGCGGCCAGCATCAGTGTCACTGAGTCCATCAATTGTATATGTCTGAAACTTTCATGCATTGTGCCTTGTCTAATGTACCAAGGCATTGTACTGCCCCATATTATATTTAGTTTATCTAGGATAGCCTTTGAATGCTTTGACCGGGCTTTGCTTGTTTGTGCTTTCTAATTCTTCTGAATCCATGTCGCCATGATTTAGGTCTGTGCTGTCTGCTCCAACTGCACGATATGCCATTTTTAACATTTCGTGTTCTTCTGCAGAATACGGCGCTGCCATTGCTGAAGTACCAATCCAGCTTTCGCTGTCAAGGACAGGCATGGTTTTTCCATCTGTTTGCGCCACTGCCATCATCACACGATTGAGTGCATAAGCGGTATTTCCCTTGCTACCGTTTCTGAACGTGTGTAGGCCGCGAGTGGATTGTTGGCGACGATTGCCCAACTTGCCAGTGGCGTTTTTTTCAGTTATGAACTCTTTAGATCTCATAAAATGTTATTACGGGGCAACGTAACTTGGACCTGTTGAAATACCAGCTTGAGCAGAACTTTGTGTTCCTAATGCCACAGCAGTGACATTGGTACCAACAATAGTAAGTTTATTTCCTACACCAACATATGTTTGTACACTACTGCCGTTTGGAACAGACACTGCCGCAGCATACAAGTTACCAGTGACGTTGGCAGTATTGCCAATTTCTGTTATACCAATTTGAAATGTAACATCAGCACTGTTAGCAGAAATTTCTGCTTTGTCAGAAGTCCATAATACATTGCCTGCTGTGGTGATTACTTGAATTGCCATTTTCTTTTCCTTTTACTTTGTAAAGTTTTTGTACAAGTCAAACAAACTGCGCTCGAGTTTTACACTTTCTTCCATACTAACTTGTCTACGCAATTGACTTGCAATAACAGGTGTTGTTGTTTGTCCAGTTGACTTGGGCTTGTTTAAACCGCCGGAATATTGTAGTGCGTTATTGCTTGTTTCTTGGTTGGTAGGCCAGTTTGGGCTGTTCTCTTCAACCATGTCGCAACCACAAGCGCTTTCGCCACACGTTGAGCATGACTCTGGTTCTGACGTAGGTGCACTGTTGCCCATACCTGCATTGCGTAACAATTCTACTAGAGTGATAGCATCTTCATCTTCGGCAGTGACTGTAACAGTTTTGCGATCCTGGCCGTTGTCATCAGTTGTCATGTTGATTGTGACATTCATGCCTTCAGTGATCAAGCCTTCAAGTTGTGCATCCAAGTTTTCGTAAACACTGCCACCAAAGTTGATGCCGCCTTTGGCTTTTTTAGGCTTTTCTTCGCTTTCGTTGCTTTCGTCATGCTCTACATCTTTGGCAACTTTTTTACCGGCTTTTTCTGCTTTGTCGTCTTCGGCATCGCGCTTCTTGCCGCGGATACCGTCTTTGTCTTTTTCATCATACTCAATATCTTTGGTAACTTTTTTGCCGTCTTTCTCGGCCTTGTTGTCACGCTTGACATCTTTCTTTTCGTCTAGTTCTTTTTTACCGGACTTGATGTAATCACGGGCTGTGTCTAGATAGTCAACTGCCTTGGTAATCTTAGCTTGTACCCATTCTGGCAAGTTTTCATCAGAATCCAAAATACTGCGCAACTCTTCGGCTGCATCTTTGGCTTGTGTTAAATCTTGCTTGGCCATTCCGGCTTCGTCATCATACTCGGCATCATACTCGTCGTTTTCACGAGTCATCAACTTGCTCTTGCCCGATGGGCCTTTGGCTCCAATTTTTACACCAGTGCCTTTGGGACGTCCGCGACCGCGCTTTTCACCGTCGCTGCTGTCGTTGTCGTCAGTACCAACACTCATGCCATCTGGATTGACACGACGTGTGGCTCTGATGCCTGTTGCAGTCTTTTCAATATCGTGCTTATGACCAGTATGCCTGTCGCCTGTTTTCATTTTGCTCATGTCGGCCATGCGTTTTTTAACATCTTTTTGCATGTCGTCAAAACCTTCTTCAACATCATCGTGTTCAATTTCACGGATCTTGCCAATGGCACTTTTCATAGCATCGGCAGCAACATCGCCCAACATCTCGTCGACTTCTTTCTTTGCGCCGGCAATTTTGTCAGCAAAAGTAATTTTGTCTTTGGGTTCCGCCAATGCAGCAAAACTTTTGTCAGCAGCAGACATACCGTGTTCTTCTTTTACAGGATATTGTTTGCCGCCCACTGTGATTTTTTCGCCGGGTTGTACACCATCAGCCTTGGCTTTGGCAACTGCTCCACTGAACGCATTGCCTTCTTCAACTGAATCATCGTACTTGTTGTACTTGTTGCGGATTGAATCCAATGGCTTACCTTCGCGGCCAGCCGTGGCCAGGGCTTCCATGCCGTCTTTGCCGTATTTTTCAAAGCCTTTTTCAGCACGGCTCATGTCACGCTCGGTCAGCTGTGACGTATCTGCTTTACCAGCAATTGCTGCTAGTGTTTTGTTTAGGTTGTAAAAAAAGCTCATTGTATTATCCTTTTGGGTTGTAACCAGTTGCTGGCTTTGCTGGACGTTTAACGTTTGTCATAGGACTGTTGTTGCCCATTGGTAAACTGTTTGTAGTGACAGCAGGAGGTGTTTTACCACCGGCCACTGTGAATGCACTACGGTACGTGTTTTTTAACACTGCGTGATCTTCTGGTGCGGCTGCATAATCGTTATACAAAGCCTTTTGTTCAGCATCAGGAGCAGGGTAAGGAGATGTCAACAAGTCCTTGTTTTGTTCTTCAATGTCAGTAGCAAGTTTGTCGTTGCTGTTTTCATACGGCACAGTCAACATACGCACACGATTTGGATCAAGACCCAACAACTGTGCTATTTGCTGAATTTGTGGTTCAATAGCAGGATAACGAAACTCTACGTCCATGTGTGTGCAACTTTCGTTGTCAAACGCTGGAAAGTCTGCTAGCTTGGCCATTACAGGCGTGGTTTTTGGTGTAGAAATTTTGACAACGTCAAACTGTTGAAGTTTTTCTTCAAGCGCCTTAACAAAGTCTTTGGGAGTATCGCCAGCAATTTTAATGCGGTAGTTGTATACTCTTTCGTTTTCTAACAAATATTCTCTGAAGTGTTTCATAATTAATCCCTGTACGATATTTATGCTTGTTTATTCTTTTGATCTCTTGTGCCAATGAGGCGTTCAAGTAGATCATTGCGGCTCAGTACTTGCCCTTCGGCAGTCTCAATAGTTTCAGTGTCATCTTCGTTTTTACCACTGAGTTTTTCTTTGTCAAGATCCAGTTTGGCTTTTTGCAACTGCAACTGAATCATTTTTAACTTCTTGTTCATCTTGGCAGTTTTTGCAGTGAGCGCATGTCCAAGCATAGCGCCTGCTACTGCAAATATTTCACTGGCATAGCGACTATCAACCTGCATGCCAAGATCAGATAAGTCATTAAAACTGTCTTTAGCCATTGTTGCTAATTCATCCAACTCTTCGTCTGATTTATATAAATCCTGGATGCCTGGCAATGCAGCGTCAATTTTATCAATAGTATTATCTATATCAATTAACGCTGTTTTGGTTTCATCTAATGTGAGTTTACTATAAGTGTCAATAGTTTCATCATTGTCACTTGATGGCAAATCAAATAATTCTTCTAACTTCCTAGTAATTTTGCTTCTCCTTGCAATTATCGTTATGCCACCTGCGTAAATTAGATTTACCGCCAACTATTTTACCGCAACAGGCGCAAACAAATGTAGGTTTTGATATTCCTACTTGCGACAAAGATTTAAGCCTTTTTGATTCTTCGGTTTGTGTTTTTCCAAAGTTAGGATTTAGTCTTCCACGCTTGACCACTGATTGTTTTAACTTAGTTTCCTCGGTGTGTCGTTTATTTAACCAATGCATTTTAGTTTTCTTTACACCTTTGAGTAGTGCTGACATATTCTCAGCATGTGCTATTCTTGTGTTTTCATAGCGTAACGATGTAGGAGTATGTCGTTCTTGCTGAGAGGGATTTTTAACGTTACATAATAACCATAAGGCAAAAGTCATTTTTTTCTTGTGTTCACCTTGTAACATCTTAGTAAGTAATAAATGACATATAAAGTGTTCTCTTGCTGTAAGCTCAACAATATTTTCTGCCGAATTACTGCCGTGTAGACTTTGCGGAATAATATGGTGACGTTCTTTATACGAATCAATACGCCGCAATTTAGCCCTATTAATAATGTTGTAATAAGTTTTGGTATATTTGTTTTCTAAAAATAAAGTCATACCGTATTTACCGTACCAACGGTGTAGTATAGCTTATTTCCCGCCTTGATGGAACATGTCATCTTCTGTGATGACTCTAAACTTCAATCCGTTGCGCTTGCACCACTTGGTGGCCTGGTCCCATTTGGCGTAGTTGACTGCCACAACCATACGGTCTTTGTTGCTCATCTTGCTTTCAATGATGCTTTGTTTTTTAGGTTTTATTTCAATTAGTTCAGCAATTAACGTGTTGTTTCGTGTTTTATAAGTTACCAAGAAATCAGGAACATAGATGCTTTGTTTTCCTGTGACAGGATTGCGATAAGGTATTTTTATTGATTCACTGGCCCATTGCATTACATTATCGTTGTTGTCAAGGAATCGCATAAATGCCAACTCCCATCCTGATCTGTAACGCGGAACACCGTGTCCTACATACTTGGAGGCATTCTTAACTGTGTACGGGCCTTGCGCAAACTTGCTCATGCTCTAACATTGCGTGCCGCATAGTAGTTTGGTTGCACAGGTTGTGACACACCCAGCAATGTACTATTGCTACGCAAGTTGTTGAGATAGTAAGCAATAGTTATATCTAGTTCTGCAGGCCCAGTTGCTGTTTGTATTTGTTGCAGCAAAGTCATTGCAGATATGCCTTGTTGATTTGCAACTCTGAATATAGCAGTTGTGAAATTTTTAGCTGCTTCTTTTGTAGTGTAGATTGATTCAAAGTATGTTGATACTGCATCCCATTCGTTAACAGGAACAACAGATTCAAATCCGTAAAAATCATCAAACACACGAACTGTAAGGTCTAAATTGTAATTGGGATCGTTAATGGTGCTCATTTGTTTTATATTTTTGGTGCTTTAGGAAAAAATAATCCGTTGACAGAATTGGCAGCGTTTCGCATACCACCCGGCAACCCGTTGCGTAATATATCTTGTTGAGTTGTCTTGGAATCATTTCTTATAAGATCACCAATGGAATTATTTTTTAGTACACCCTTGACATTAAGAGCTTTTTGTACACCGCCCAGCACATTGGTAAGGCTGCCTCGACCAGATGCCAATGCTTGTATATCATCCATGATGCCAACGCCGGCATCAAGTAATCCACCTTGACCCAACACTGTGGCCTGACTTCCTTCGCGGGCCAATGAACTTCTTATTTGGTCGTAATGAGCAGGATCACCAAATCCAACCACATTGGTATCGGGTCGGCTTGCGCCAATTGCGCCAGAATAATACTTTACAGTTTCGTATCGTAGTGTAACAGTATGTGTCATTGTGCCAGTGCCCTGGGCATAATCATATGTATCGTGGCGCCAGTCTGTGATCATTGGATTTACCAGCACATATGCAGCAAACTTGTGTTGGTTCAAACCGTAAATTTTAATATCTTTGAAGAACGCAGGTTTTCCATTTGCACTAAATGTACCGTCGCTATAAGCTTCGCCTGCAAAACCCCAATCGTTTACAAAACGGTCATTGTTGTAAGTGTCGCTGCTGTTGTAACTAAAACCTGTTGGTGTTGTTTGCAAATCCCCACTGGTACCATTGGTATTGGGAACGCCTTCGTACTTGTTGACAGAGTCTTTGTAGTAGTAACTAAAATAACTATACCATAGATTACGAATCAAATCGCCGCCGTCGTCGTTGAACGTTATTTGTACAGGTTGGTATTCTATTTTACTCTGTACCAGTCGTTTACGATTGTATTGATTCAGTGTTTCGACACTGATTTGATAACTGGGAAGATCAACTGTTTTAACTGACAGGCCAATGCTGGCAACATCGCCGTTGCCGAGCATTTGTTGAATGCCTGGAATTTCTGGATTTAAATTAAAATATGTATGGAAAAGGAACTTGAGCCTAGGAGCAAGTTCGTATCCGTTCGTGCGAAAAGTTTTACTGGCGTGAGTGTAATCTCTTAACCCATTATCACCAGTAAAACCTTTAAGGAAGTCTTGTCCAAAACTCATTAGAGTCCTGTGGTTACGCCGGTAGCAACGTCTCCTGCTCTACCGACCAATGTACCTGCTGAGCCAACACCGCCGCCTACAATTTGGTTAGCATTGTCATAGGTGATAGACAAAGCAATAGTCATTGCTTCACTTGACCCATAATTGGCATCACCGTAATCTACTGATTTCAAATAGCAACCATACAATTCCCATGATTCGAGAACAATTGGTTCCACAGCACCGTTGCCACCGTCTAGCACTTCAAACTTGGTAATAAACTTATAGTCAATACCGGCACTGGCGCTGGCCATTTCCATAAAGTCCAATTGTTTCTGTAGTTGTTCGCCAACTAGTTTTTGTACATTTGCACCAGCATCGTCACGCAAGTTACAAGTGACATCGGCCCATGTATGCTTGCCGGCCATTTTGATTGTTGAGTTGTAAATTGGAATATCAATTTGTGCAAAGTCAACTGAAGGACGTTTAAAGTCAATCACTTGCTTGGTTAATTCTGTTACAGGTGCGGCATTGTTAGCGGCTCCAAAGTTTTCAAATAACACTCTAAAGCGATATTTGAGTTTGGGCATTAATACGCCCTGTGTTGAAGCACTTTGGTCACTGGCCAAAGGAACTGTCATTCTACTTAGTGATGATACGGCCATTTGTTGTTCTCCTATATACTGTTATTTATGGTAGTTGAGTCTGGTTAAAAAAAGGAGTGTTGCCACTCCTTTTTTATTACCCGGCTGCAATCTCTCCTGTATTCTTGATACGGACTGGGATGTAGATAAACTCAACAGCCTTGACTGGCTCAATAGCAATATCAACATACAATTCATTGCGATCAATACGAGCTGGTGTGTTGTTTGTCAAGTCACAAACAACCAAATAGTCATACAATGCACGTTTAGCAACCAAGTCAATCATCAAACCGTCAATGGCGTTCTTAAGCTGATTGCGAGTGATCTGATCGTTTGGTTCAAACAAGTATTGCTTACCAATTACATCTAAGCGACCACGCACAAACGCAACCAATCTTGCTACGTTTATACGATCTAATGCACTTGCTGAAGTTGTGCTTGTCTTGTTACCAAAGTTGGTAATACCAACTCCCGGAATGAACGTAATTGGGTTGATTGAGTTTTCATACAACACATCACGCAGACCTTGTCGCACACCCAGTGATTCAAATTCGCCTGTGGTTGCGTTGATATAACCAATTTGTAAAGCATTGTCAACAACACCGCGACGTGTTCCTGCTGGTGCGAACCAAGGAAACGATACTTCGTCACTGCGGATAATTGTTCTAATCATCATATGACTTGGAGCTGTTACTACAGAACTACCACTCAAATCAGTTGTTTGGCAACTTGGATAGAATACACCCATGTAAGTGTCGGCAGCAATTAAACCGTCAGCAGTGTCTAATCCTAATCCATTGTTGTTGCTGGCCCATGTCAATATATCCTGTGGGTTCAAGCGCAACGGTGTATCACCAATTACAAATGCTGTGTTGTTGCGCTCATTGTTGAGTGCAATCATGTTTGGCGTTAGTTCGGGATATGCAGGTGCTGCTAGCAAGTTGAACTGACGCTGTTCTTCACGGATATCAGTGTTGGTGTCAATACCGGACTTCATGGCTGCAACAATCAATGCACGCTGTGCCTGGCGACCCATGTATGGAGCACCAGTAGATTTTAGTCCACCTGTTGTTACCCAAGCATTTGATACAGCTGGTAATGTATCATCTGGGAATGTGTCAGAGTTGAAGTAATTTACTTGGAAACTCTTGACGTTAAATCCAGAACGGCGTGTGTTAAACAACAACATGCCTTGCGGATACAATGTTGGCAGTGGAGCATCCAAGTCCAAATAATCACTGGTCAATAAACTAGTGATTGTAGGCAATGCGCCGGTGATTGGGTCAGTGGTGCCATTGGTTGCCCACCTGGCATCAGCAAACAATGCACCATTTGATGTGGTTTGGTCAGTGTTGTTGATAACTACCCATTGGTCAACTCCGCTTGCGCTTTCCCAACGACTCAGCACTGGATAATTTTCTAAGTCACTTGTGTCAATCCACAAATCACCATACACCAATGGAGACTCAGATACGTCAGTTTGTGTAGTTGGTGCAGTAGCACTGATAATAGGACCGGTAGCGTTGGTGTTGCTCAAATCGTAACCACGAACATCGTTTGTCACGTTCTGATAACCTTGCCATGTTCCGTTGTCCTGAATCATGATGTCAACTTGATCAGCAGCACTGTAGTACCATAATGTACCGTCTAATGGATCTTGGTCCGGTGCATCATTGCTCGCAGTATATGTAAATGTTGGAGTAGAAACCCAGTTACTTAATGCTAGCCCCGTTGCAACACCGTCTCCATACAATTGATGAACGCCTCGAACACTGGTATTAAATCCGGCTGCGGTAACAGGTGTTCCAATTACGTTGAACAATCCTATATTGCCGCCTGCAGAATGTGTAAGCACAATTGCGCCTGCGCTATTGGTAGTAGCACTAACATAAGGAATGTTTGCTGCACTAACTGCGGCAATAAAGTCAGCTGTTGTGGTTCCGAGCAAGGTAGCAGTAGCAGTTGTGTATACGGACGAGCCAGGTGCTGTGCCAGTTATTGTAAATGTGTTGTTGAGTACAAACGGTCCTGGTGTATCGTCGCTGCCGGTGATTTCTGTTGCACCTGTTGCAAATCGTTCAAAAATAGTAATACTGCTTGTGGTATTTTTGAGTGAATCAACAAACCCGTATGTTGATCCAGCAGCAATATTAACACCGCCGCCGCTTGGGTCAAGGCCATAAAGTGCTTCACCAGTTGACAGATACAACGGGCAGGCCTGTTGTACAAACAATCCCAATGTGGCATTGTATTTTTTAACTGACAATGCAGCACCAGAATTAACTGATGAAATTTTTTGCCATACACTGCCGGTTGGGTGTGGCTGAGTTTGTGTAGAACCCCATCGTGGAGCATTATAACTTGGTGCTGCCAAATAAGCAGGAGCATAATATTCACCAATAGCAATGCCCAGTGTTGTCAATGGTGTGCCTGTTCCGGTTGCTATAGAAACAATGCCGCCGTTGCCTGTGCTGCCGTCATTTGTAGCTGTGGAATCAGCATACATGTACAGTTTGCCGCCAATTGTGGCAGCGTATACGCCAGTAATTGCTGCTGTGTTGATTGCAGTAGCAACACCGTCAACTGTGTTGTTGGGGTTGACAGGAACTGTAATTATTGTATCGTTAACAGTGAATGTATTTCCTGCTGTCAGCGCTGTTGGAGCTAATGTGCCTGATACTGTGGGCCATGATGTTTTCCAATCATCGCTGCCGGCCAATACCCAGGTATTGTACAGGTCTGACAATGCTGTTTCGCTTGTTTGTGCAGAAGTTGGGCCACCACGCTTGTAATAGCCTGGGTTAAATGTACTGGTTGCTGTGATAGCATAGTCACCAATACTGCCGACTGTTTGCAAAGGAACACTGGTGCCACTTTCTAATTGTGTTGTACTTGTAATTACAATAGGTGCTTTGACTGTAAAGGCACCGGTGGTCTGATTCCATTCAAAAATGCCCCACTGTGAATTGACAGTGTCTAACCAATATGCATTGTTGTTGGGCGAGCCTGTTGGGCGAGTTAATGTGGCTGTCAGTTGTGTTAAGTCAATATCAACACGCTGTACATACACGCGGTTACTTGCACCCAGTGCAGAGTAAGCAGCTAGTAAACCATATTCGTTTAATTCGTAACCGTTGATTGGAGTACCAGCGGTTGTTTTATAAAAGAATGGGTTACCGTATGTGGCAGCCAAATCGCGTTGACTTGTAATCAAATATACTTTGTTAGCGTTTGCTGCCAAAGTGCCTGGTGCCACGCCAGTGCCTGCTGCACTGGCTTTGTTTTGGGCGGTTGACAACAAAATATACGGTACTGAATTGGTAGCAGCAGGAATGTATTGACTCTCGTCAATGATCGTTACTTCTACACCTGGTGATGTTAATGCCATGGTCTGGTCCTTTTCCTAGTTGTAATATTTAGCGCCTAATCAGAAAAACCGTTGTTATGCTTCCCTTTGGCAAAGGTTTTTGTACTAAATATACCATGGAAAGACCAATTTGCACTGCTTGCAATCAACGACCATGTGCTGTAAACTATTACCGTGATGGTATAGCGCATTATAGAACACGATGCGACCCGTGTGTCAAGAAAAAACGTCGTATAAAGCCGGCAGTGGCTCGGTGGCAAGCAGCAGGCTACAAGAAAAAAGCCACATGTGATAGATGTGGCTTTAAATCAAAGTATGCGGCTCAGTTGTTGGTGTACCATTTAGATGGCAACTTGCACAATTCAAACATAAACAATTTAAGCACTGTGTGTTTAAACTGCACTGTTGAAATTAAAAAGTCTGATCTGCCATGGCAACCGGGGGACTTGTTGCCAGACTTGTAACTTGGTCATACAAATCATCAAGTGTACCATTGTTGTCTAACACTGCATCAAATTTAGTGTTTACCCACGAATATTCACTAGCATGTATGTTGTTCAAATACAAGTTGCGTTTTCCCAGTGACCAGCCTACGTTTCCGTTTTCACCTGCCATATAATTTTTAGCATGCTCTAACCAGCTGGGTTCAGAGCCTCGT